AGCGTACTATAAACCTGGCAGTAACACTCCGGGCACACAGGCCTATCTTGGATGGGGCGGCAACGCCGGTCTGAGTTGGGCCCGAAGGATTTTGAAAAAATAATGGAGGTAGATCAGAATGGCAGGTATAAAGACAAGGAAAGGTTCCCAGACCTACCACTCGAAATACTATCTCAATGGTCAGGAATGGAAGCCAGCGATGGTGTCCACAAAGAAAATGTTTGGGGATGGATATAAAGAATATATGGCCGCACAAAGCGTCCAGACAGGTGAACTGTATCACAATCATCACGGTAGGATAGCACCTTGGCATTCGATCGCATTCACTTCAATAAAACCTGAAGGATTAGAATAATGCCCTACAAAGGAAAACTAGATGGTAAAGCCATAGAGACAGCCACATCACGTGCCTTGGAGGCCGTGTTCGATGAATACCGATTACACAACAAGAATTGCATAGAGCGACAGAGCCAACAGGGTGCTTTCCAGGCCAGGAAGGCTTTACAAAAAATTAAATATCTTGTACACAAAAGGAAAATAGAATTACTTGAATTGTACACACAAGATGAAAGGAGATTGAATGCCTATCACAACAACATCGACAGCATCAGCACTGCTGGTGAATCGGATACCAACCAAGAGGAGTAAACCAATGGCTAGAGCGAGCGGAAGAAGAAAACCAATGTCATCAAAAAAGAAAAACAAAAAAGGTGGCAGAAGAAAGTAAACTAATTGAAAACTGGATTAGAGGACAGATTGCTAAGGTCCATAAAAAGACTGGAAAAGCAATCTGTCCGTTTGCAAAAAAGGCTCTACAGGATCAAACAATCCAAATCACGAAAGCAAAGGTTGATCTATTGGATCACATTATCCATTGCTGTCATATGGTTCCTATTTTTAGGCTTGATATCGTTGTGTTATACATTGATTACAAGATAAGCGAACAGCGATTGGCCACGATCTGTAAACAGGCACACGACAACAAATTACACATGGCGGTGATGTATGATCACCCCGCCAACAAAGGACTCCATAAAGGTGTAAGTTTCAGTTACAAGAGGAAACCTTTGGTAATGATACAACCCATGGACAAGTTGAAGGCGGCACAGGCCCGACTGCGTAGGTCAGGATGGTACGAGGCATGGGGTGTGGATGATTTGGAACAATTCTACTAAAAATATAATCATACGACTTTATTACTGTAAATAAAGATGTAAATAACAACATACTCATTAGGAGGAAATCTATGGAAGATTCAAAACAACCAGAAGTCAAAGTTGCAGAGGCCACGGAGGCACAAGCGACCGACTCTAAACAACAAACTCCGGAGACAGAGGTGTCAAAAACCTACACTGCTGACGAATTCAACAACGCAATGGCATCAGTCCGTAAAAAGACAGAAGCAAATGTGTTGAGAAAATTCGAAGATGTTGATGTTGAACGTTATCGTGAACTTGTTCAGAAGGAAGAAGCAATGAAACTGGAAGAACAAAAGAAGCGAGGCGAGTTTGAAAAGATATTGAAGGAAACTGCTGAAAAGAAAGACCAAGATATCCAACAACTTCGTTCACAGTTGAACTCAGTCAAAGTGGATGGTGCATTGTTGAACAGTGCTTCCAAACACAAGGCGATAAATCCTGATCAAGTCGTGAGACTTGTCAAGGACAAAGTCAGATTGAACGATGCTGGTGACGTAGAGGTCATTGGTGACAATGGCACACCTAGATACACTGATTCTGGAGAATTAATGGGCGTTGATCAATACGTCAATGAGTTCTTGTCACAGAACACACACTTCGTCCAAGCAGGACCAAGTGGATCAGGAGCAACATCAAACACCAACGCGAAGTCAGTGCAGGAAGTGGACCCCTCAAAACTGGATCTAAATGATCCACAACAGAGAAGGATCTACAAGGATATGAAACAAAAAAATGTTTCAAATCCCAAGTTCTTCTAAATTAACAAATAAAGGAGAATAGCAATGGCTATTAATACTACTAGTACACATGGTGCTCTTTTAACAAACATCTTACAAGAAGCAGTATTCACTGCATCAGAAAGATCTATCGCTGGTAATCTTGTAAAAGTGTTTGACATGACAGGAACACCAGGTTTAACAAGTCAGGTTCCAGTATACCCAGAAGTTTCTGCTTCAGGTTTAACTGAAGGAACTGACATCACAGCACAAACAAGTGTTAACCCAACTTCAGTAACAATCACTGCATCAGAGATTGGTGTTAGAGCTGACTTAACTGACTTATTAAGAGAAAGTTCAGGCAGAGATGTTGCGGCTGACGTAGGTAGAATACTTGGTAACGCAATTGGTGAAAAAGTTGACGCTGACGTTTTCGATCAGTTCGATTCATTCACTACAAACAGATTAGGAACAGGTGGAACAGACCTTACTCCAGATTTAATCTTACAAGCAGTATACAAGTTAAGAGCTCAAAACGCTCCAACTGATGCTGACGGTGATTACTTTGGTGTGTTTGCTCCAGCGGCGATCCACAATGTTGCTAAAACATTAACGAACGCAGGTTTCTCAACTTCAAGCAACGCAATGAGTGACTTAGGTAACAACATCTTAAGTTCTTCTGCTTACTTGGGTAGAATCTACAATGTTAAATTGTTCATGACAACTGCGGTTGACGTTGACTCTGCTAATGATTCAATCGGTGGTGTATTCTCACCAGAAGCATTAGGTCACGTGATCAAGAGACCAATCGTTGTTAAAGAGCAATACGATGCATCACTTCGTTCTACAGAATATGTTGCCACTACTGCTAGAGGTAACGCTGTTCTTAAAGAGCAATATGGTTGCAGAATCAAATCTGAGTCATTAGTAGACTAATCGTCTATTAGACCTCGGTTTATAGAACAAGGCCCCGTCCTTCCCCTTCGGGGCCTTTTCTTTTTGTGTTGTTAGTATCAAGATTACAACGCAATAAATAACATTGTCCAGAAGGACTGGACACAACATTTAGGAGGGACCTACAATGGCCAACATGAGTCAAGACTCAGACTTACTTGAATACGAACCGGATATCCAAAATTTCGGCATACAATCATTTTCAGACCTACACACGAAAACCACAGCAGACATCCTAAGGAAACTTAGATATGAGTGGTGGAACCGTGCGACATACGGAAGATACGACATAACAACAGGCACATACACAGAGATGGACAACAACTTGTTGACATACAGCCAATTCACAAAAGCGGCTGTGTATCATGTGCTGGCTGAGTACATCTATCCAAGGTTATCAACATTCTCTCCAGATGGAGATGTGTTCAGGGAAAAGATGATGTATTATAAAGAAAAATTTGCGACAGAATTCCAAGAAATCTTAAAAGACGGAGTAGAATACGATTTCGATTCAAGTGGTACGATAGAAAATTCAGAGAAACAGCCTACACACTTCAATCGTCTCGTTAGATAGAGATGAGTGCAAGAGAATTAATAGCAGAAGACATCAAGGAACAACTGATCAACATGTCAGACCCAGCGCCTGGCAATGTCACGCGTGAGTTCTTTGAATTCGAGAAACTGGCTATAACACAATATCCAGCGATCCTGATAGTAACCGGAAATGAAGAACGAACTGACGTGTCAATGTCAGAAAGACAGGGCATCCTACAGGTAGAACTGAGATGTTTCGTGCGTGGCAATGAACTTGACACCAAAAGGAATCAATTGGTTGAAGTCATAGAACAGACATTGGAAGGATCAAGGGGTAGAAATTTAACAACAGAAAAAGACGCAACACACTACGTGGAGACACGTGTGACAAATGTTGAAGTCATAGAACGTAATCCACCGATCGGACAGGTAATAGTCACAGTTGAAGTGGAATACATGTACAAGAGAGGTAATCCATAATGCTTAGAGAGATGTACGACATAAATGGGAATTCTCATCTAGTCCCGAGCGAACAGGTTCAGGACAAGTTGAAATCAGGTTGGGTGTTTTTTCAAAAACCTGTCTCGCCACCAAAAATGGCAGAGAAGAAAAGCACCACAAAAACAAAAACTAAAAGACCAAAACCGATGATGCGAATAACCAAGGCAGAAGCGGAGGTCATAAAACCAAATGAGGAGAACAACTAATGGCAAATAATACTACTGCATATGCAGGTACTTCAGGTGTAGCCAAGTTCGATGTTGGTGGCTCCGCTACTACTATCGCATCGGTTATATCATTCACATTAACAAACACAGGTGACGTAATTGAAACTTCAGCAATGGGTTCGACTGCTAGAACATATGTTCCAGGTCTTACAAATGCTACCACTTCAATGAGTCTATACTTTGTTGATGGTGATTCAGCACAAGCGGCTTTACAGTCGGCACCAGGTGCGGCGGCGGCCACTATAGAACTTTACCCTTCAGGTGAGACTACAGGTCAAAAATTAAGTGGCGAAATGATCGTTACTTCATTCGAGATCGCGGCGGCTAACGATGGCGCAGTGACGGCAGAAGTTGCTGGACAGATTACAGGAGCGTTGACAGTAACGAACCTATAATGAAAGTATTCTTCAACGCGACATCCTTCAAAAAAATGATCAACGAGGTCACTGAAACAGCGGCCGAGGCGGTCACGGATGTCGTGTTTGAAGATGTAAAACGTAGGTCTCCTGTTCGTTCAGGACTTTTCAAGAAGAGTTGGCGTAAGAGTGGTAGCAAGTTCAAATACAAACTTACCAATCCACAACCATATGGCGGCGCACTTGAAAGAGGACGTAGCAAACAGGCACCAAAAGGTGTGATGAGACCTGCGATCGAAAACATTAAACAACCAATCAGGAGATATAGATGAACATAACAGACAAGATATCAAAACACTATCAGAAAAGCATAGGTGGTGAATTGATCAAATATCATTGTGAGGAATGGGACGCTGACATTTATTACAGAAGCACATATCCTCTCAAGGACGAATCAAAAATCTTGCAATTACAGAGTGAGGGCAAGACGATTGAGGCATTAGTGGAAAGCATTGTGGTCAAGGCAAGAGACAAAGACGGCAACAGGCTTTTCCAAGATGCGGACAGGATTAAGTTGATGCACGAGGCAGATCCAATGACTGTGGTCAAGGTGGCTTCGCAGATCAACAACGCCAAATTGACGGCGACACAGGAATCTATCGCAAAGGAATAGGTTCCAGTGTTGAGTTGAGATTTGTAATGATGCTGGCTGATCGGCTGAAAAAGTCAGTCGAGGAAATCTTACAAATGACAACACTGGAGAGGGATCTCTGGGCCGGGTTCATGTTGTATGAACACAACGAAAGTAAAAAACAGTCTAGGACTCAACCACCTAGACCGGTGAGGAGGAGAAGAAGATAATGGCCAAAACGGAAAAACTGTTATTAGACATACAGGTAAAGAACCAACAGGCTCTTGGCAAGTTAAACAGGAACGTTGACAAATTACGTGGAAGCACATTAAGCCTTGGCACAGCCGCCAAAGCGGCACTGGGTGCGTTCACGGCATTGGGAGCGGCCAAAATCGCAGGAAACTTCTTACAGGTCAACAGGCAGGTTGAGAACCTAGGACTAAGATTAAAATTCCTATTCAACAGTGCGGAAGAGGGTGCCAAAGCATTTGACACCTTAACAAAATTTGCCGGACAAGTTCCATTCAGTCTAGAAGAGATTGCGGCCGCGGCAGGTAACCTTGCTGTTGTATCCAAGGACGCAGAAGAACTAGGTAAAAATTTAGCCATAACCGGTAACGTTGCCGCGATATCGGGTTTGGATTTCAAGACAGCGGGTGAACAGATACAGAGGGCGTTGTCGGGTGGTATATCGGCCGCTGACCTATTAAGGGAAAGAGGTATCAAGGCCATATTGGGTTTCAAAGATGGTGTCAAGATCACAACCGAAGAAACAGCAGAAGCATTAGAAAGAGATTTTGGTCCAGATGGTAAGTTTGGACAGGCGGCGGAAGCACTTGCCAACACATTTGATGGTATCTTATCAATGGTTGGTGACAAAATGTTCCAATTCAACAAGACGGTTGGTGAGGCCGGTGCATTTGATCAATTAAAGGCCGCTGTTGGTTTGTTTGATGATTTCCTTGAAGGAAGATTGGGAGATATCAACGCAACCGCAGAAAAACTTGGTGAAGGTTTTGTCACTTCAACGGAACAGATCATACTAGGAGCCGGATCAATCCTTGACGCATTGAGTCCGGTCATAAGATTCACAACTGACAGTTTCAACAACATAGTTTCGGCCACAAATGGCCTACCTGGTTACATCAAGGCGCTGGGTATATTTGGTTTCCTTGCACTGGGTATCAAAGGCAAGTTAGTGGTGGTGGCCATAGGTGCTGTGGCTGACGAGATAGCCGGCATCATGGCAGACTTGACAGATTTTATAGCAGGCAGTAAAGAAAAACTGGCAGGATTCCTAGAAGCAATAGGATTCGAAGAAAAGGCCGCCGAACTGCGTCAGAATGGTGCATCCATGAGAGATGAGGCAGAGGCCTTGAGAAACAAATTCAAAGATCTAGGAAAGGGTTTTGGTGAAACGGAAGATGACCTTGATGCCATGCTGATGAAGATGGCGGATGGCACATTGGAAGAAGGCAAATTCACGAAAGCCGGTCTTAAAATGATCCAGATGTTGCGTGACAAGAGAAAAGAGTTGAAAGGCGTTGAAGAAGAACTAAACGCCAACATCGAAGCCACGAAACAACAAGAAGAACAACTGGGTGCTGTGGAAGAGGCCATTAGGAGTTACAAAGACGGTTTCTTGGCCGCTAAAGACAGTGTCAACGTGTTGGAAGAACTGAACAAGGCAGGTGCAAGAACATTCAAAGGCATGGAAGATGCACTTGTTAACTTTGTGATGACCGGAAAATTAAACTTTAAAAATTTCGCAAATTCTGTTATTCAAGATTTGATTAGAATTGCAGTGCGTAAAGCCTTGGTATTTGCTATTGACAGAGCAACCGGCGGTCTCGGAAGTATCATAAGTGCTTTCTTTGGAAGGGCGGCCGGAGGTCCAGTGGCGGCAGGACGTCCATACATGGTTGGTGAACAAGGACCTGAATTATTCGTTCCACAACAGACAGGATCGGTTGTTCCAAACACACAGATGGGTGCCGCGATTGGTGGTGAGGTCAATGTAAACTTCAACATCAATGCTGTTGACGCCGCGAGTTTTGATGAACTATTACTATCAAGGAAAGGACTCATAGTTGGTACCATCCAACAGGCATTCAGACAGCAGGGTAGGAGGTTTGCTTAATGGCATTGGAAGACAGGATCCAGACTTTGAACTGGAAGAGCAATTATGAAAAACTTACCAACACCGCTTTGAGTGGCAAGAGGTATACTGCTGATTTTGGACAACAATATTGGAGTTTTGAGATAGAGACACCACCGCTTACTAGGGCAGACTTCCAAAACAATTTCGCAGTGCTATTCAATGACATAGACAACACAGCAGTGATCAATGTCAAACCGTCTTTGTTACATGATGCCGGTGGTAGGGTTGGTTATACCGATCCATCAAGTATTGGTCCATCGGTATTAGAAAGCCCAAATGCTTCTAGAGGCGCATCACAAATTTATTTTGAATTATTTGACACCACTACAGATGGCATGGCATTGACATTTGGTGATTTCATACAATTTGCCAATCATGATAAAATTTACATGATAAATGAAAATGCCAGTCTTGATTCAGGTGAGTGGGGAGGTGCACCGACCACGGCAGGACCATTTTTGATTTCGCCTGCTCTCATGAAAGCAACCACCACAGGCAATGTGAGAGTAAATGATCTATCTGTCAAAGTAGTTGGCATCGGACCAACGAATGAATTTAGAACAAATGAAGATGGCGTTTATGTGTTTTCAAAAGAAGTAAGGGAGGTTTATTAATGACTTTGGGCATCAGTGTCAATAATAATTTTGATGATACGGGTAAGGCAGTAACATATCAAACCTTGAATCTAAGGAGTGTAAATTATTTGATTTCAAACATAGATTCATCACAAGTTTACAAGCAGAAATTTCTAGGACAACGTTGGGCCTTCACCATCCAGTCACCACCATTGTTGAGATCTGAGGCATTTGAAGTCATGGGAAGACGATACACCGGTGAATTTTCCACCAGTATTGTTCCACCAGTCATATCACAAAGCAGTGGCACGGCATCTGGTACAATATCTGTTAGTTTGACATCAAGCACGGATCCTGCTTACAATTACACCAAGGGTAGTACCACCATAGCGGTAACTGGAGGTAGTGGCACATTGAAAAAAGGAGATTTCATCAGGTTTTCGGACCATGACAAGGTATATCAATTGACCGCAGATACCAATCTCGATGGAAGCAGTGTTGACACAGTATCAATCTTTCCTGGATTATTCCAAACATTGACATCTGGTACCAGCATAGGTTATAATGATGTGGTATGGACAGTGGTAAATGCTGATGATGAGACAGAGATTGAAACAGATGAAAATGGTTATTATCAATTCACAATTAATTTTATAGAGGACGTTTAATGCCTAGGATCACTAACTTAACAGATACACAATTAGCAAGATTTGAATTCGCACAATTGAGGATTGTTGATCTAGTGAGATTGGAATTGCCAAATGGCACCGTGAAAAGATTTACGAACCATAGCAGTGATTCATATTCAAACATCGTAGATGGAAGCACCAATGAATTATACTTGGCAGGACAGGGATATGACTCACACAGTCCTATACCGCTCACCCCACAGGTCAATGCCAACAGGATCGAGATAACCTTCAGTGCAGTGGAGACCGATTCCAGTGCCACAGAGCCCATAGCAAGGACACTTCTAAACAATCCAATATCAGGTGGAACGGTCCACATAATCAAACGTGTTGATCCTGGTCTTGATGATGCCAGCAATGGAGGGGAATTCGTAGCATTCAAAGGATTCATGGATAACCTTTCGTACAAGGTCACAAATGTAAACAGCACCATCACAATCTTCTGTGGTGGCCCATTTAGTAATTTTGATCGCACTCCAATATATGGTTTCACAAATACCGCTTCACAACAGAAAGTATTTCCCGCAGATACAGGTTTTGATTTCAGTGCCAACAACGTTAGAAACATAAGGTGGGAGGAATAGATGGGAATATTCAAGAAAATATTTAGGGCAGTCACAAAACCAATCAAGGCCATAGTTGATCCAGTCATAGATCTCGGTGCATCCGTTGTCAAAGCGGTGATATCACCATTTACTGGAGCATTTGATCTACCAGATGTGGCAATCAACACTGACATAACCAGTTCAGAAATAAAAGCCGCGACGATTGTGGATTTCAATGCCGCCAACAAGGCAGTGCCTGTGTTGTATGGTATAAGATTAGAGACAGCAACCATTCCGGTATTCATAGGCACGTGGGGTGACAACAGTGCGGACACCAGTAGACAATATCTATACATGGCGGCCGTGATTTCACAAGGGTTCCATGGCGGCAACAGTGACATAGGTGTCAATGGTGCCATGGGCAGTCTTCTCTCAAGGATGACCATTGATGGCAAGCCTGTACACCTTGGTGGTTTGACCAACACTGCCAATCCAAACTATTCGCAAGGATATGATGGATCCACTGCTTTGAATTTACAGGATTCAGATGGTGGTATATTTGCAAGTGGAAAGGGCGGGGTCCAACCCACACAGCATACCATAACGAAAGGCACTTTTGCCAACAGACTGAAGATACAATATTTTGATGGTAGTTCGGATCAACCAGTTTCATCATTGCTGGATGAACACCCGGAATGGAGTCCGACCGGTGCCAGTAAATTAAGTGGAATGCATTATGTCGCGTTGAGATTTGAGATCAAGGCCGCGGACGAGGTAGTGGGTGGTTCAGATGGGAATGGCACGTTTGGTAATCCTTACAGTAATGTACCAGCAGTTGTTGTGACTACAAGTGGTAGGAGCATTCCTAATCTCATCGCCAGTAAAGCGGCTGATCCTGGATATGAAGAAAGATTTGACAGCAACTACGCTGACAATGACAAGACAAGATATATCAGTTTCCACTTACCGTTGGCAACCCCAAATGCAAACGGTGAATTAGTAACACAGGAAAAAGATGAAGTGCATGTTGAGACAGTGCCCGCAACCACTGATATTGAATTCCAAAGATTTGACAAGTTCCAAAGAGAAAAATTTAGTGATGGATCCACACAGCCATACAACATCCACAACATACTTTTCAATCTAGGATGGACTTATGAGTATGTGTTTTTCTATCCAGGCACAATCACCTTCGGTGCCACCAGTGCCACCACGCAATTTGGAGGCATTTCAACCTTATCTGGTGATTTTGGATTCCAAGCGATATGGTTAAAGCACGTGGGTGGCGGACATTATGAATTGATATCCAAATTGCCAACCGGTTTCAAAGTGAGGGCATTGAGTGGTGCTTTCACTTTCTTTGGATACAATGACACTGGCACGACAGAGGCCAAGATTAATGGATCTTATCCTGGGGAGGATGTTGGTACTGACAGTGCTGAATACAGATTTTATGCACCAGACAATGTCACACAGGCCATTGAAAATGCCCATCTAGCCGGCAATGATATGATTTTAAGGATTAGGGTCAGAGAGACCAATCAGAATGACACCTACAACATAACTGGGGTGGATCTGAACAGTGCGGCCAATTTCATAACATTAGGTATAGTAAATGAAGACAGTTCAAAACCCGCGGACAACTTCTACACTTCAGTGCCGCTGAACGCAGAGATCTATGTGGAAGTAAAGAATGGACCTGCAAACTCAGACAAGTTTCCCGCAAGTTGGGATGTCACATTCGCCAATGACACTTATGACGCAGAAGGACTGGGATATCAAGGCTACAGACCAGACAACAACGTGGTTGAATATATCATTGATTACCTGGTAAACCCAAACTATGGTTTTGGATTGAGCTTGAACCAGATAGACCGCACCAGTTTCATCGAAGCGGCAGTGGCCGTGGATAGACTTCCGGAATTCTTTGATTTCGACAGGACCATATTCAATCTTGGAGGTGGATTCCTGTCAGTGTTCGACCGTAATGAATACATGTACGGTGAGAACGCAACCACAGGAGCCAGTGTTAATGGTAGCACGGTGCGAACACTGAACAATGGTTATGACAGGCAGTTCAGGTTAGACACGGCCAAAACTTTCATCAACAACTTGAACCAGATGCTGTCCTCAATAGGTGCCTACATGTACTACGCTGATGGCAAGTTCAGGATTAAACTGGAAAACGCTGGTGACCCTGAGGACTCGGAGCGGATACCACCGATAACAGCACTGCCTTTGATGGCGACGGTGACGGATGATGAGATAATTGAAGGCATAGGTCTATCCACCAGTGCCATGAATGATAGGTTCAATCAGATCAAAGTGGACTACACTGACTTGGTCAACAACTCACAGCCCAACAGTGTGCTGTCACCTGATCCGGTCGAAGACAGCACCGACATAAGGACCAACTATCTCAATGAGGATGGTGGCAAGATACTTGAGGGATCATTCAGTTTCCCAGGCATCTTCGATCGTGTGACCGCACAGAAACATGCGACACTGCTGTTGAAGAAATCAAGATCACAACCACAGATAAACTTCCAATGTAGCAGTGTTGGTATAAAACTTGCTCCGGGTGATTTCATGCGATTGAACAGCATCGCAATGGGCATCAATGACGTGTATCGTGTTACTGACGTGGTGTTCAATCCCGACAACACAGTCACGATCAATGCGATAAAACACGTGCCGGACTTCTATGATGTCACTGACACTGGCCAGAAGTTTGAGGCACAGCGAGACATCCTAACATAGTTCCAGGAACCTTTTTGGACCAATCCATTTGACGTCAGCACCGAAGTGTGGCTTGTGCCTCTCATGCACGAAGACGAGTTCGTGCTCACGGGCCAGGCGCTGTATGATGTTGAGTTTTTCTCCGCTCTGCTTGCCGGGTTGGTGCTGACGCCATGTGTACAACCGGTCATATATGGAACCGTTGCTTTCCCCCCAGTCACAGCCCACCACAAATATAGGACCCTGACACACCTCGGACGCCACCACCAGGGCCAAGGTGCCTGAATCGTAGTAGGGAACGCCAGTCTTGATGTCGTGCCATGTATCAGTGCGACAGCGTGAGCGTGTCCAGTACTGGACCCCGGGCTGTGGCGCTATGAGATCCACACACTGTTGGTCGTAGGCACACACATGATCCACGTCACGATGTTGTTCTATGAAGTTACAGCCTATCTCCAAGGGTTGTCGCGGTATGTCAAGGAACTGCCTCACACTGGGACCATTGAAAAATACCACCGCTTCTTTACCATGCCGCATCGTGAATATTTAAATACCAAGAGGTCAGTGAGCAATGAAACCCGAACAATTTGAACGACGACTCCAGGAATTGGGCTACCGGCGTAGGCCCGCGGCCCGGAACTATGGCCGGGGGTATCGCCACACAGTCACCGAACACGACTGGCTACCGCCCCGGCGATCACCCACATGCAGGCGCAGGATCCACACTGGTCAATTGGTGAAGTACTGGCATGGCCATCGCACGATCCGATGCCTGTATTGCAGTTTCCGATTCCCCGATTAAATACCTGAGTATATCTCCTGATATACCACAGGTGGTGATCACTTCATAATCTATGCCATAGACTATATCCTTTGTGGATTGCCACCTGATCCTATACTGTGAATTCCTCGATGTGATTACGTAGATTATGCATCAACCAGGCACGCTGTCGTGGGGTCAATCCGCCATAATCACGATACCAGGCCATCTCACCCAACATCTGGTTATACACGGCACCGGGCACCCGGTGATCGCTTGGCAAGTGTCGTATGAAGTGTTCGGTCATCTGGAACAACTGGCGGTCAGTGAGCTCGATGTCGCGGTGATGGCCAGACCAGTTGTGTATGTGTTGGATCGCATCACTGGCCAGCATCTATGACCTCCCACACCCGTTGTGCCTGTTGCGGATTCAGCCATGCAATGAAGTTTCTCCTGGTGCAGTCGGCACATTCTAACCTGTAGAGTTGGTCATTCGCGGTTGATACCACACGCACAGTGATCCTGGTGCCGACGATAATTGGGTGAACGATGTAAT